TATTACTGCCAGGTTCTTCATTATCTGGCAGTCACGGAATACGATTTTGTGGTTCTGAAAGCCCTGCTGAAAAGTGAATGGGATGGAGAGCTGCGGATCGAGGTCCGTCACTATTTTATTGAACGCGAAGAGGTTGAGGAGGACATCCGGGAGCTGGTAGACGCAGAAAAGAAACTTTGGGACTGCGTGGAGAGCGGAAGGCGCCCGGATCTGATCCTTCCGGTCATATAGGAGGATGCAAAGTGGAGTTAAAGATTTACAGTCCGGCAGAGGACGGATTCATTAAGAAGATCGAATGGAACTATGAAGAGCTGAAGAAAGAGATCGAGGCACGGTCCGCGGAGTATGCGGCTTCAGTCTACACGGATGATTCGATCAAGAATGCAAAGGCGGACCGCGCACAGCTGAATAAATTCAAGGATGCTTTAAACGGAAAGCGCCTGGAGGTCCGGAGACAGATGCTGGAACCGTATGAGGAGTTCGGCGCACAGATCAAATCCTTGACGGACATTGTCCAGGGTGCGATCGACAACATCGACGGCCAGGTGAAGGATTATGAGAACCGGCAGAGGAAGATGAAGGAGGCAAAGATCCGGGAGTTCTATGATGAGAACATCTTTGACATGGAAAAGTATCTTCCGTTTGAGCGTGTGATCAAGCCGGCTTATCTGAATACTTCAACATCGATGAAGTCCATCAAGGAGGAGATCCTTGCAACGATCCAGAAGGTTTCGGAAGGGATCGCAGTCCTCAATGAGGTGGACAGTCCGTATGTGGCAGATATGAAAGCTGTCTTCTTAAAAACGTACGACATCGGAGCGGCCCTGGCAGAAAAGAACCGCCTGGAAGCTGCAGAACGCAAGAGACAGGAATATGAAGCAGAACGCGCAAGACAGAAGGCTGCGCGTGAGGCAAGGGAGAAAGCAGAGGCGGAAGCACTGGTGCAGGCAGGAAAGAAAGAGGCAGAAGTAACGGCAGCAGTTCCGGAGCCGGCAGCAGGAGAGACTTCCGGGATGAAAAAGAAAAGCGAACCGGTTGGTGTCCTCGACTTCCGCGTCTATGTGACGGAGTCCCAGATGCAAAAATTACAGAAGTTTTTAAAAGATTCCGGAATTCGTTATGAAGAAATTCCGATGTAAGAAGGAGGAAGAAAACAATGGCAGTAGGAAACAGCTTAACAGCAAAGAAACAGAATTCAGACCGAGTGGAGTTTGAAGTAGCAGGAGAAAAGATCACACTGACCCCGCAGATCGTCCGTGATTACCTGGTCAGCGGTGATAAGGAGCGTGTCTCCATGCAGGAGGTTGTGATGTTCATCAACCTCTGCAAGTATGCCGGACTGAATCCGTGGTTAAAAGAAGCGTACTGCATCAAGTACGGGAGCGAGCCGGCGACAATGGTGGTTGGTAAGGAAGCATTCATGAAGCGTGCGGAGAAAACGCCAGGCTTTGACGGTTTCGAGGCGGGTGTGATCGTCCTTTCCGGGGATGAACTGATCTACCGGAAGGGAACCCTGAAACTGCCGGATGAGGAGCTTGTGGGAGGTTATGCGGAGGTATTCCGGAGGGACCGCACCCATTCCTATCGCGTGGAGGTCTCCTTTGATGAGTATGCGGCCAGAAAGAAAGATGGCAGCTTAAACAGCCAGTGGTCAAAGAAGCCGGCGACGATGATCCGCAAGGTTGCTCTGGTCCAGGCATTAAGAGAAGCGTTCCCGGAGAACTTCTCCGGTCTCTACAGTGAGGAAGAGGCAGGAACAGAGGAGACGAGCTTCCTGACACCGCCGGACATGCCTGTAACCGATCAGGGGCCGGCAGCGATCCCGGAACAGGAACAGCCTACAACACCGCCGGTACAGCCGATGACAGAAAATGCCCAGATGGATATGGCGGCTGCGTTTTTCAATAAATGATCAGCCTGCTTAGGGAGGAGGTGAGGAAGATGGCAAAGATCACGTTTGAATCGATCGCCGGCGGAGAGCTGGCAGAACGTTTCCGGGTTGCACTGGCTCAGATCGGCAGAAATATCATGGACCCGAACTCTGATCCGGATGCATCCAGAGGAATGACGATCAACCTGAAGTTCAAACCGAATGAGTCCGGAGGGATCAACGTTGAGTTCGATATCAAGACAAAACTTGCAGGATTCAGAAAGGGCAAATCCCTGTTCCTGATCGGCCAGGATGCGAAGACCGGCCGGATCGAGATGTCCGAGTATGGCAATAACCGTCCGCAGGTGGCAGCGTACACTGCAGTGGAGCGGACGGAAGAGAAACCATTTGATCCGGAGACCGGGGAGATCCTGGACGAGGAGAGAAAAGGACCGATTGACTTAAGAGCGTAAATGAGAGGAGAAAACCATGTTAGAAGGATTAAAAGAAGCGATGCAGTACCTGATCGGAGTCGGCAATGAGGCGGAAAAAGGTCCAGGTCCTGGAAATCTGCGGCGAGACCTATGCAAATAAGCGTCTGGAGCGTTACGGAGCACCGAAGAGAGCGGCAGCAATTGAGGCGTCATCCCTGTCAGCACTGGTTGATTACATTAAATCACTTTCGAATGAATTCTCGACAAGTCGGATGATCATCCAGATCGAGGATCCGGAAGAGGTAAATCTTATTTCTGAATTGAACATCGAGAGAAAAAGAGAATGCCTGTTCTCCTGCAAGGCAGAGATCTCGAAATTCCGTTTTGATAACTGGTATGATCAGGAGCGTTTCATGATCGAGATCCAGTCCAATTTTGTTCCGAGTTCGGACCGTGACGTTCTGATCAAGTTCGCGGGAAATGTGGAGCAGAAGAACAGTGCAACATTCTCGGACGATGGAAAGACTCAGGTCGCTACGATGAACGTTGGAGTTGCGTCAAAGTCGGATGTGATCGTACCGAATCCGGTTCTCCTGGCACCGTACCGCACCTTCCAGGAAATCGAACAGCCTTTCTCGAACTTTGTGTTCCGGATGGCGGACAAACAGACTCCGGCCTTCTCCCTGATCGAAGCGGAGGGCGGCGTCTGGAAGAACGAAGCAGTGAGCCGCATTAAGGAATATTTCAAGAAAGCGCTTGCGGATATGCCGGAGGAGATCCAGAACCGGATCGTGATCATCGGATAAAAAATGTAGACAGGCGGCCATCCCTCTTTCTGATATATGTCACAGGAATCCCGGTGCTCCGGCCGCCGGCATCGGGAAATGAAGGAGCAAGGATGAACAGCAGACAGAAAGGCGCCCGCGGAGAGCGGGAGCTTGCGAAGATCTTCCGGGAACATGGATATGACGCAAGACGCGGACAGCAGTATTGCGGAGCGTCCGGAGATGCCGACGTGATCGGTCTTCCAGGGATCCATGTGGAATGTAAGCGAGTTGAGAAGTTAAATCTTCTGGACGCAGTCGGGCAGTCTGTGAGAGATGCAAGGGATGATGAGCTCCCGGCGGTCTTTCACCGGCGTGACCGGTCGGAATGGCTTGTGACCATGCGTATGGAAGACTGGTTTACCCTCTTTCGGGAGTGGGAAGCCGGACAGGATTTAAAAGAGAAAGCAGAAAGGTAGGTGACTGCCTTTATGAATTATATCGCCCAGATCAATGCGTTCTGGGATTCGGCCACAACAAATCCGTTGTCTACAGGGCAGGTGTCGTTATACTTTGCGTTATTGCATGTATGCAACAGGAGCAACTGGACAGAGTGGTTTGCAGCGCCGAATCAGGTGCTCTCGGTACTGACGGGATTATCGAGGTCAGGAATACTGAAAGCGAGAAACGAATTGAAGCAGAGAGGGCTCATTGACTTTCAGGAAAAAGCAACAAAAGCGACCAGATATAAGATCACTATAGCAAATAGTACGCAAGTTAGTACGCAAATTGGTGTGCAAAACAGTACGCAAGATGGTGTGCAAGTTGGTATGCAAATTAGTGACACATTATATAAACATAAACAGAAACAAAACATAAAGAATACTGCTACCGCAGTACAAGAAATGCCAGAGCTTTTTGAAGAACAGATTGCCGCGATTCGAGAATTTTATGATTCCGTTTGTGGGTCGTATCCCCGCCCGGTAAAGCTGTCTGAAGCGAGAAAAGAGGAGATCCGTGCCAGACTGAGGGACGGTTATACCGTCGAGGACTTCCGGAAACTCTTTGAACTGGCAGAAGCAAGCGATTTCCTGAAGGGGAACAATAACCGGAGCTGGTCAGCAACGTTTGACTGGCTGATCGCTGATGCCAATATGGCGAAGGTACTGGCGGGCAATTATGCAAACCGGACCGTCAGCGCAAATAAAGCGCAGAAGAAGTCTGCTGGCCGTTTCGCAAACTTTACAGAGCGGCAGTATGACTATGACTCGATGATTTTCCAGGAACGCGTGGAAAAGGCAAAGGAGCAGGAAGATGGACGAACAGGAGAAAACAGGGGTGGCGGAAGAGACCAGGATTCCGGAGAAAAAATATTACCTGGATGTGAACCTTGAGGAGGCGGAGACCAACATTCACGCCTGCCTGAGGGATGCGGCCAGAAACGTGATCGCAGTTGGGTTCTACCTCAAGAGGATCCGGGACAAGGAGCTGTACCTGGATGCCGGATATAAAAATATCTGGGACTATGCTGCGGCCACGTTCGGATTCAGTAAATCAACGGCCAGCCGGTACATGGCGAGAAACGACCGGTTCTCCGTGGATGGAAACAGCCCGAAGCTGGCTGAGCAGTACCGAGATTACAGCAAAGCGCAGTTGCAGGAGATGCTAAACCTTGATGCGGATCAGCTTGAGGATGTGACGCCGGGCATGACGGTGCGCGAGATCCGGGAGCTCCGAAGGCCAAAGGAGATCCCATACTTTGAGATCCCGGGGCAGCTAAGTCTGTCAGATTTTCCGGAGCTGGGTGAAGCAGAAACGGGAGCTTCAGCAGCGGAGAATTCAGCACCGACAGAAACGATGACCTCAACCACGGCATTTACGGTCAGTGCTGAGGACCTGATCGGGGAACCGGAGGAGAAGCTATCGGCGTATGGTTTTCCAAAAAGAGTTTATCCGGCAGATAGCTTACTGACGACACCAGGATGTAGAGGAGATAATGGACAGGGATATGATTGCTTTAATTGCCATCTGGAATGTGAGATCCGGCAGGAATATTGTCGGTGTGTCGATGCCACATGTGGATTCCCGTTTCCGTGCCAGATGGTCGATACCGGTAAGCGTGAGATCCTTGAAAAGAAGATCGGAGAGAGATGCCAGTTTATTGATTTAAATTTAGCGGATCACGCGGCAGGAGATGGGAGCCCTATACCGTGCTGCAAGGATTGCGAAACGCCATGCGAATATGCGTGCGAAAATTCCGGGAAGCGTGTTGCGACGTCGCAACAGTCGGTTGCTGCCGATGAGCAGCAGGAAACGGAAGGGAACGTTGCCGAAAAGCAGCAGGATATTCCTGAAAAGCCAAAGACAGAGAAATGCATCCACGATGGAATATCTCGGTGTACACTGTCGGAGGAAGACAAGGAAAAGGACGGAACCGGAAAAGATTGCGCTCATCATTGTTGTTGGAACTGTGTAAAACGTGATGGCTGCAATATAGAATGCTATGCATCATCGAAAAGAAAAACATTGGATGATGATGAAGTGGCAGCAGAAGATGAGGAAAATGCTGAACAGCCGGCAGAGCCAATTGAGTTTGACAGAAAAACGCTGGAGGATATGATCCGAAACGCGCAAGGGGCACTTGATCAGATGTGTGATTACTGGGTGGAGAATCAGCCATACACCTATGCAAAGTATAACATGATGATCCAGGCGTATAAGCTGTTATTGAAGGAACATGATGAATCTGATCAGAAGCTGGACCTGGTTGAACAGCAGCCGGAGCTTCCTTTACTGAAGAACGATAAGCAGCGGGCTGAATTTATCGACGCATATGAGGAATGGCCACTGTGGATCGATAACCAGGAAACTGGGGAGAAGTACTATCGGTATGAACTTCCGGATAGTACAAGCTTTGTAATTAAGACCTATCATGCAATGCTGTATAACTACGATGCACTGGAATATGGGAATTACAAAGAGGGATATGGAGAAAATGAACAGTATCTTCTGAAACCTGGAAAGTTCTTCCGGGACTGCCGAACGAACCGCTCAACGTTGATTGATAAGTTGAAGGAATTACAGAAAGCGGGAAGCTGATATGGAGAAGAGTGGAAAACACAGGTACACCTTGAGAGATATTCAAACTGGAGAGATCATATGCGCGGATCTTACAGCCGGTGAGGTATACCGCATTACAGGAATCCCGTCTCAACAGGTCAATAAATACTGGCAGAGAGGGACGATCCGTGACAGCATATGGAAAGTGGACTTGTATGAAGAAGGTGATGAGGGCATTTGGACACCTGAACTTTGTATGCGTTGGGATTGTATCCGGAAGATGGTCCTGGGCGGCCTGAAGCATGGCAAAGGCACATACGAGGAAAAGATAGAGAGGTGGAGAAATCGTGCCAGCAAGGAAGCGTAGCACAGAACTTAGCCGGACGGAGGTCTGCGCCCGGTATATGCAGGAAGCGATCAAGCCGCAGCAGATCGCAAGTATCCGCGGGCAGATAAAGATTGGTGATATCATCATGGTCCAGACACAAAAGGGCAATCACAAGACCTATGGAAATGGTAAGACCGGTGTGTGGCGGGAAGGAACTGTGATTGGCATCTTCCGCAATTTCGCCCATGTGAGATTGCAGAGTGGCGTATGTGAAAGTGTGTCATGGTTGGAAATCGCAGGTGGGGATAAGGAGGATGGCGATGAAGAAGATTAAGTTGTTTCCGGCACCGCACATGGAAGTTTGGGTCTTTGTGTCAGACGAGATGGAGAAGGACTTCGTGGAGTGCCGACGGAAAACCGGAAAGGGAAAAATTCCTAGAATCCCTAACTGTGATAAGTGCAGTTGGGAGGAACTTAATGTTTGCAATACATGTATTTGTATGCATGAAAGTGTACGAAAGCAGATGGGAGGAATAAGCAGTGAGATTGACAGAAAAGACAGATAGTGGTCATTGGAGTCTGAGGGACGTTCCGTGGTCCGAGCTGAAGTCTGGAGCAGTGCTTACGGAGAAAACATGGGAGAAGCTTTACGGGGTGCTCTGGAAGTTGAAAGATTATGAAGATACAGGATTAAGCCCGGAAGAAGTGGAAAATGTCAATGATTTTGAGAAGAGCCAGACATACAGGGCGATTGCGGAATTGCAGGAAGAGAGGGAGAAGCACAGGTGGATTCCGGTGACAGAGAGACTGCCAGAACCAGAGACCTATGTATTGGTTTCGTTTGATAATTCTACTCTCCCGGATATTGCGACCTATAGAGTTGATGATGACGGTAGCGGAGCATTCTACGCGGGTGATGAGGATTATACGTATCTTTCTGTAGGACTTTTTGTGAATGCCTGGATGCCGTTGCCAAAACCGTACAGAGAAGAGGTGGAAGAAAAGCCCGTTGCGGATACCGGCTGGAAAGACCACTATATGGGACGGTTTGAAAAAGTTGAATAAGGTCAGGAGGAGAACGATGGAGTGGGTATTGTTTGAAAAAGAAAAGGCTAAAAAAATAGATAAGCTGTTGGAACGCTATGGACGAATCCAGCGCAAGAGAGCCTGGCATAAGCGCAGCAGGACAGGAAAGCAGAAGTAAATTAAGATTTGGAGGAGAGAATAGAATGAAAATTTATAGAAACCCATTTGTAAGCTACCCATGCTATTTTGTAAAGACAGGTGCCGGATGGTCCGGAAGAGCGGAAGCCTCGAAAAGCAAAGGATATTGTGTGGAACAGCACGATGGAAAATGGATATGTAGAAACGGCGGCTATTATGACGATACCATTAAAAACGAATTGATTCTGGTTGCTGAAAACAGAGAATCCATACACAAAGTCATTGAGAATGCAGTTATTGATACAGTATTGCAGCTTGTAAAGGAAAATTTAAGATTGGAGGATGTTACGAGGTGTCCATATTGTAACTACATTCCAAAATGCAACGAGCAGGCTTGAAAGGATTGTAAGGTCTATGAGGATTTCCTGGATAATGCAGATGACTTTTATTAAGATTTGATGGAGAAGACAGATGAGAAAATTAAAGCCTTGCAGGTACTGCGGAAAATCTAATATTGCCATTGAACACTGGAGCAGTGGCGGAATAATGATGTATATGTGTAAATGCAACAATCTTAATTGCCCGGTTCCAACGGATGGATATCCGGCAGGAAGAAATTTAGAAAAAGTAAAGGAAGAGTGGAACGTAAGAAATACGTTAACTGAAATTATGAGAAGGAATGATGAGGATGAAAGATAGAAATGCAGAGGGATATCCGGGTCCAACGGCGGCCAGGGCAATCAAAGCAGCGGATCGGCCACCGGAGGAGATCATTATGTTCCGAAAGATGATTAAAGCGTTGAGCGTGATCTGCCATGTGCGGGTTCTCGGGAAAGTGACTTTGGTTGATAAGAAAGGGCGGCGGTGGTGATGAGTAAAAAGGAATGGGATGAGAAAATAGCCGGTGCCATGATGAAGAAGCGGAAGGCTACTGAGTACGCGATCATGAGCGAGGACCGGAGTCGTCGGAGCTGGAGCGCGGCACATCCGGCGTACATGGGGACAAGCCTTTGTCCGGATCCGCGTTATCGAGGAGGTGATACCAATGGACAAGGAGATTCTGAAACAGTACATAGATGCCTGCGAGCAGGTGAAGGAAGCGAAGGAAGATATACTGAGGCTTAAGAAGAACCGGAA